GTGGATGATGATGTGAACGTTGCCTTACCGTAACGTGTCATGAGTGATACGTGTGGGTTGAAGGTGTTAGGATCAACAACAACTCCAGAGCTCATTAGTGGAATGTATGGGCAGTAGAAGTAACCGCTGTCCATTTCGCCAGAACCACCCTTGAAGCCAAGAAGAACAGGCTCAGTACCTTGATCGTGATAGATGTAGGTATAAACCTTAATTGCGCCGTTTAGAGTACCAACTAGCTTGGTGTTGTTTGGACCCTCAAATGAACCTGCAACAGCTGGTGCAAAGACTGACTTTGATGCTGATTGTAGGATAGAAACAACTAGAGGAGAAACAACGATCCAATTTGCTGGACCACGACGTGTCTTACGTGCGATTTCATTAGCTACCTTGTTGATAAGGACGCCAAGAACTGCATGACGGTCACCAACGTAGTTAGGAACGCCTGTGAAAGTACCATTCATGTCGAATGACTCTGTGGTACCTGCTAGAGCGATTAGGTCGTTGATGATTTCGTTGTCGATTTCAGAAACAACTGCTGCAGATAGTGATGCAGTGATTTCGGCTTCTAGGTCTAGACCATGTGATGCCTTAAGATCCTGCATTGCTTCTGGTGTCCAGCGAGCTTGTAGCTTGCGTGAACCAGCTGTGACAGTCTGCTTTAGAACTTCGAGAGTCATTGCGCGACCACCAAATGCTTCGTAGTCAGATGTAGAAGCTGCAACACCTGTTGATGTACCAGGAGATGCTGCACTAACTGATGCTGCGTCTGATGTTGAATAGAAGCGCTTTGTCTTGCTATTGTTACCGAAAACTTCATCGCCAGCAGAGATGTCTTCGCTTGATGCTGAACCTAGAGTTCCAGCACCTGGTGTTGCGTTAACAGCTTCTGAGAAGAGGAAGCGTAGAGAATAAACTAGGCCAACTGGACCGCTCATTGGCTGAACACCAACTAGTTCGGTTGCGATTGTGCCAGGGATAATACGGCGAATCATTGGGATAACGATCTTCTGGAAGTTACCGATTGCACCAGCAGTATTTGTGCCGGCAGCAGCGGTTTCCTGAAGGTGCTGCATTTGGTTCTCTAGAACTGGAGCGAGAATCTTCTTCTTGCTGTCATTGAGACCCTCAAGCAGGGTTTCCTTAGTTTCTTGCCAATTTTCAAATAGTTCCATGAAATTGTCTCCTTTGAACTAATTAGTTGGTCATACCAGCAAGTTTTCTTAGGTGAGCAAACTTGTCACCTGTCTGAGCTTGCTTGGCTGGAGTCTCAGATGACTCATTACCAGTTACTACTACAGAAGCAGACTCTTGAAGAGTTTGCTTTTCTGCTTCAGGCTGTGCTTCAGTTGAAGCAGAAGCTTCTTCTTTTAGAACACGACCAATGAAGTGGTTGTATGCTTCCTCAAGACGTGGTGTCTCAACGTTAGCTAGCACGAATGCCATTTGCTCACGCTTCTTACCACTTAGAGGAGCAAGAATTTTTTCTAGCTTTGCTTCGCGAACCATTTTTGACTGTGATTCTTCAAGCTTTGCAATTGTATTTTCTGCATCTTCAAGCTTTGCTACAGCTGCTGATAGCTTAGATTGAATTGAATCTTCGTCTACATAAGACTTGCCAAATTCTGTTGCGAAGGCTTCGAAAATCTTACGACCGAACTCATTTTGCTTTACGATTTCTAGATCTTCGCGTAGCTCAGTGAATTCTTCCTTTAGGCGTAGCTCAAAGAAAGCATCCATCTTGTCAACAAGTTCATCTAGCTCAGTTGCAAGTTGCTCTGCCATTGAGTGCTTTTCTTCTACGATTCTTTCGGCGTATTCAGCCTCAAGATCACGGAAGCGCTCAATATCAGCTTTTAGTTCAGTAATTTCTTCTTCAAGTTTCTTAGTAACGAAAGCTTCGACATTTTCAATCAGAGCGTCACGTTCGCTAGTCCACTGTTCGGCAATTTCAGCTCTCACCGCCATAGAAACTTCTTCACGAACAGTAGTTTTATACTGTTCGACTGCAGATGTCCACTGAGCGGAGATTTCGGCCCTAGCTTCCTCACTTAGAAGTTCAGAGCTTAGCAGTTTCTGAAGGATTTCATCCATACAGTTCTCCTTTATGTGTTAGGTATTAGAGACAGAGAAGACCGCCTCTAGTACGGCCTATGAACTTTAACGCGTTTGTCGATAAAATCGTTCACAAACTTTGCG